GTCGGGTTCCCATGAGGACTCAGCGAAAGCTGTCCCTCTGTCATTGTGACTCCTAAATGGAAGTTCAGGGTACCAATCCTGAGCATCCTGTACAGTGTATAGGAAGATCGTAGTGGCTATCAAGTCCTCGGTGGGGTATGGACCGGAAGGAACCGCCTCTTTTGGCGGTCCCCAAGGTGACCCATACTACTACTCTGGACCTGTTCCAGTCGCACGCTCGGAGCTTCTAATTTCAGTGTCCGGCTTTCCGACGCAAATTAACGCGTTTGAAAGCAGGCACATGTCACTAGAAGGTTCCCGGTTAACCGGGGCTGCGGGTGTACTATACTGGAAGAACTGGCCTACGGGACTTCAGGATGTATCAGTGGCTAAAGGAACGCCACCAGATACAAACGAGAGTCTCGGAAGCTGGCTCGCAGGCACTAATCCAGCCCGCGCCAACGTCCTTCTCCCTGTCTTTGGGCTTGAGCTCAGAGACATACCTATGATGGTAAAGGAGATGGGGCTGGTCGCTTTGAAAGTTCGAGACGGGATTATCAAATCCCTTAAAGGACTCGATAGCGGCACAGCCGCGAAGGCCAACCTTGCTTTTCAGTTCGGTTGGCAGCCATTTGTCTCAGACTTATGGAAAATGGTTTCGTTTCAGGAAGCCGTTGAGAAACGGCGACGTGAACTTTCGAAACTATCTTCGGGCAAAGGCTTGAGGATGCGTAGAGATTCACCTAGTGTGACGGATCACTTCACTATGAAGTCGTATCCGCTCATTACTTGGGGCGGTGCTTTCATCGCGCCTGACATAGAAGTCACGCGTACGATTGACCGCTGGGTAGTCGGTTGGTGGAAACCAACCTCCCCCTCTAGCGTCCCGCAGTCCGATGCAGGTATTCGTCGCCTGTTAACCGGGACAGATCCCGGCAACATAGCTGCGAATGTTTGGGCTGCTCTTCCTTGGTCGTGGTTTACCGATTATTTTTACAATGTCGGTCAACTCATCGATGCGAGTAATCGCACGGTCGCTACGCCACACCTTGTGAGCGTAATGACTCGCCATCGCCATGTCCTTCAGCACAAAGCTGGAGGAGGACTCACCGCAGGGGTTGTTACTACAACAACCCACGAACGGGGAGTCGGTCTTGGCTACACTGCTTCGGCCGGTATGCCCACTCTGGGCGCCGGACAACTGTCGATCCTTGGTTCATTAGCGGTAGTGAAGAACCCTAGGGTTACATCTATCTTCCGCTAACGACGGCTCGTGCCGCACAAGGAGAACACCAATGTTTGCCAATACACTCACTCTGACAGTCAATGCTGTTCCTATCACGCTTACTCGCGTGAACCAGGACAACTTCGGCTCCACTTACAAGAGCTCAGACGCTCTTGGCAACTGGAAGCTGCAGTTCCGGAACTCGGTCGAGAAATCGACCGTAATCGGAGTTCCAGACATTGAACGACACAACATGTTCCTTGAACGTGAAGTGTATCAGGTCGGCGCCGGGTACAACAAGTACTACTCGTTTACCTCCACGATTCGGATGCGACTCACGTCGGATCCAACCGTGCTTGCGCAGATTGTCGCGGGTGCGATCACTCTCCTGGGCGCTCAGGCCGGCGGCATGATTGCCGGCGAATCCTGAGACCCTGCCTTAGGGCTAATCCGTTAAGGAGTAATCCCTATGACTGGAGCTCGATTGTTGAGTCAACTCAACTTTCGTCGTCTTCTGCGTTTGAAAGCGCAGAAGGCGTTTGAGAAACGGATGGCCCGAAAGGCCAGACGTAAGCTCAAATAGTGAACCCACTCTGTGAGTGTTGGTGTAGACCATGTATTCATAACCCCTCAAAGGAGGCCATGATGAGAAAACATGAACTACTGGTGTTCGGGGTCTTCAGCGCTATCTGCGAAGATATCGCTTTGACTTACCCGGGCTTGCTTAAGGAACTTACGCGCTGTGAAAAGTGCGTAGATTCCGCATTCGAAGCGAGAGGGTTACCGTTCTTTACGATAACCCTTCCAGATTGTGGAAAGTGGCTGGACAAGTGCCTAGCCGCTGGACACCTTCTAGAGGAAAGACCGAAATACCATGGAAGGTATAATCGATCCGATCCGAGACCTGTGTTCTTACATGGACTTTGGATCCTCGTCTTCGATGAGCAAGGAC